AAATGGAACATATACAATAAATCATGATATGTGGGCTGTTGGGTGGTGTTCACATACTGAAGCTACTACAGAAAGAACAAGTAAAACAATAATACCTTATGATGGTATGGTTTATTGTGTAGAACTTCCTAAGTGGCATACTTTATTTGTGCGGCACAATGGTAAAGTTGCATGGTCTGGTAATTGCAGGTCATCCATAGCTCCTATTACATATACATATGCAGAACTTGGAATACCCATGGACTCACTAGCACCCCAACAACAGGAGCTGTTAAGTGGTGGACTAGATAAACCTTTGACCTACTCAGAGTTCATTCATGGCCAGCCACCGAGCTTACAAAGGGAAATACTTGGCCCAGTGAGGTACTCAATGTTTAAGAGCGGAGAAATCACAGCAGATAAGTTTTTTACTCGTGATGGACGAAGGTTAAGTTTATATGAGTTACAGAAAAGGGGCTACAGTGTTAGCTCTGAATACTTAAGATATGTTAGGAAATAGAAATGAAAGAAAGAGAAGAAACTATATTATTAAGAAAAATTGTAGAAGATGAGGATTTAAACCCCGTTCCAAATAGAATTGTATTTTCAGAACCTCATTATGAAATTATTGTACCTATAGGAGCAGATAACACAGCCTCGATATATTTGAGCAGGGATGCTTATTTTGCACTTGTGGAAACAGAGGAGTACGTTAATTGACCAAAGCTGATTGGCTAAACACTAAGGTGACAGCCCCAGAAAGTACGAAAGATTATTATCAGTTATATGATGAGTTTATGGAGAATTTTGATTCAGATCTTACCATGGAGTCATATAAGAGAGTTTGTCGATCAGCCTTTGCTAGTCATAGAGGTGTTGGTTATTTAGATGAAGAAACAGGTAGTCGAGATGAAAGAGAAGTCCTTCTAGATCGGTTAAATGAAACAGAAAACAGACTAGAGCTGTCTCTTAAGACTTATAAGATACAAGATGTGGAGACAGCTGCTAATATTGCCGGGATTGATCTAACTAAATGGAAATGTATGAGGAAGACCGTAAGGGCTTCACAGAATACAAATAATCCGTGGTTTATTGTCGAGGGAAAGTTTGAACTTATCCCGGAAGATGAAATATCAACTGAACAGCTTTTAGAAAACTTCAGGGAAATACTTGAAACACATGAAACACCTACAGATGTGATACTTCCTAAAATGTATAAGCAAGATAATAATACGGCCTTGTTTTCCTTCTATGATCATCATATTGGCAAACGTGTACACGGAGATGTAACAGGTAATGGAGAAGAGTGGACAACAGAACTTGCAAAACAATCTATGCTTAACGCTACTGATTATTTTATTGAGAAAACAAAAAATGAAGTATCCAGAGCAGTCTTTATTCTTGGTAATGATTTGCTTAATGTTGATAACCCAGAAGGTACAACCACCAAAGGAACTCCTCAAAAGAATGACATAGATTACAAACATCTTATATTGGAATCTACAGAGTTACTCATCACTGTACTAGAAAAGCTTCTTAATTATTTTGAATTAGAGATAATTGTTGTTCCTGGGAACCACGATAATAATTTATCCTTTCTTACAGGGGAAATTATTAGAAGATACTTCCACAATCAAATGTATGTACATGTCGACAACTCCCTTTCGCCTATTAAGTACTGGAGTTTCGGTCAGAATGCTATAGGATTTACCCATGGCAGTGAACAAATCAAAAAAAAATACGTCCTCCCTATGCTTATGTTACAACAAAGGCCAGAGTTTGCAGCTAAGAAGTATAAGGAGTTTCACACTGGACACCTACACCAGACGAAGAAAACACAACTAACAGAGGTGGCTGAAGAGTATGGGGTTACTATGAGAACCCTGCCAACTTTATCTCCTACTTGTGAATGGGCTACTGGCAAAGGTTACCAAGGTATTACAGGATCTGAATGTATTGTATATAATAAAGAAGATGGTCCTATAATGACGTTTAGGTATTCAAACTAGTTATTTTGTTACAATCACACACACTATGACGGTGATCTCGGTTACAGTCATGGTATAATAGAATTAAATATATAGAGAAAGTACCTTTATATTTCACACGTAATCTCACTTTCAGGATGAAGACTCATCTTGTGGGATAAATATATTAAAATTTTTGGGCTATTGGAGAAGTAAGACACTTCGATCCGAAATTTCTAGGAGAAATTCATGGATGAATTATTGGAATTATTGACACCCCATCTTAAAGTAGATGGTGACGAACGAGAAAAGGTTCTCATGAGCGTAAAAGATTATGTCTCAAAAGAGAATGAGAAGTACACATCAAACCTCACAAAGAATAAGAATGAGATTCTTGAGGAAAAAAGACAGCTAAAAGCTTCACTGGATGACTATAAAGATAAGTACGCATTTCTGGACAAGATGGACGGTGGTTTTTCTCAAGAAAAATACTATGACATGGAATCCCAGTTAGAAAGTCTCAGGGCAAGTAATTCACAGACTTCTGATGAAATCACGAAGAAGCTTAATGAACGATATGAGGCTGGCAAAGAAGCTGCCGCCTCCACTTACACTCCTCAGTTGACGGCTTTTCAGGTAAGAGAGAAACAAGCCAACGAAGAGAGAGATAAATATAAAACACATTTTCAGCAGTATCAGATTCAAGACAGGATTCAAAAATCCTTGAGTAAAATCGGAGTACAGGCTGATGAGTTTTGGGTAGAAGGATTTAAAGCTTCTGCCAAACCGAACTTTGATGAAAACGGATTAACTGAGTTATCTGTTAGACACAAAGGCAATTACATTCCTATTGAGGATTGGGTAAATGTATTCCCAACTACTGATGAAGGAAAAAAGATGATTCCTGCCGCACAGAATATTGGTGGTGGGGCCAGAGGCTCTGGTTCAGGTAAAGGTGGTGTTATGACTTTAGAAGAAATCGCACAGATTCCCGATGAAGGTGCACGTTACGCCGCCATGGACAAATTCATGGCTTCTGCAATGTAGTGATAATTCTCCAGTTAGGGGATATTAAATAAATTTAAAATGTAAGGGGAGCAATTTAGTACCCCCTTAAAGGAGATGATTATGGGAACTAAGAATTTTATTCCTACGATTTGGTCTGATCTGATCTTTCGAGAGTACGATAAATCTTTGGTGTTCGCTTCCCTCGTAAACAGGGACTATGAAGGTGAAGTACAGGGTTTCGGAGATAAGGTAAAGATTAATGAGATTGGTGCTGTAGCTGTTAAGACTTATGCTGGTACAGTAGCTTATGATGAACCTACTGATGCTTCAAAGTTTTTGCTAATTGACCAGCAAAAATATGCCGCTATCGACTATGATGATATCGATGCTGCTCAAGCTAAACCTAAAACACTGATGGAAATTACCCGTAAAATGGGTGTTGCTCTTAGTGAAAATGTTGATGAGTTCATTGCATCTATGTGTGATGAAGCTGGTATTGTTGCTGGAACCACTGGTTCTCCCACTGCCATTAACTCTGCCAATGTCACCACTGTCCTTTCTCTGATCGCTCAGAAAATGGATGAAGCTAACGCTCCCCAGAGTGGTCGTGTAGCTGTTGTACCCCCTTGGTTCGCTCAGAAACTTACCTTGGCCAAAATTGTAAAAGATACTGATAACTCTGGTGTTTTGAACACTGGTTATGTAGGAACTTATTATGGTTTTGATATTTACATGAGTAATAGTGTATCTCATTCTGGAACTACTTGGTACAAACCTATGTTCTTCCTCAGAAATGACACCATTTCTTTTGCTCAGCAGATCATGTCTACTGAGGCTATGAGACTTGAAACCAAGTTTGCTGATGGTATACGTTCTCTTATGGTTTATGGTGGAAAGGTTGTAAGACCTTCTACTCTTGCTATTGAGATTTGTGTACCTACTGCTGAAGTGTAAAAAGTAAGGAGTGATTAATGGCTGGTAAAGCTAGAACTGCTCCTGCGGAAAAGTCTAAAGTAGATACTTCTAATATTGATGAAATAAAGGAAGTATCTTTCATAGCTAAAGAAGCAGATGCAGTAAAGGAAGAAGTTGTAGAAGTAGCAGAGGCTCTAAAACAGGAGCCTGTAGAACCACAAGAGGAAGTCTTATCCATCATGCATCACCCTGAAGAATGTGGTGATTGCCGTATTGTGTATGATTGTCCTGCTTGCAAAAGTTGTATTGTTATGAGACAACTTAAAAAATAGGAGATACTAAATGGCTAGAAGTGAAGTAACAGTAACCGAACTGTTAAAATATAATACGGGATATGTAGGTGTAGGCGATGCAATCGACCTCACCAATGATCATTCCATCGATGTATCGGATATCAAAGATGAGAATCTTTTGATTGTGATTGAAAATGCCACCACTGAAACAGGTACAGCCACCATTGTTGCCAGTGCTGCTTACTCTGAATATACTCAGGGGGACCTTGTACTTGCAATTGGTGCTAGTGAGACTATGACTGTAGCTCTTGAATCCTCTAGATTTAAAACAGCTGCTGGATTGGTTCTTATTGACATGGCTTCTGCTGGTGTTCTTACTGGTAAGATTTACGCTTCTAGACTGGTATAGTATAGAGGTCATATG